GGCAGCAAGACATGTTCCGGCGTCGGGCTGCAATGGCCGAGGCTGAGTTCGACGACTCTTTGATGCGGCATGTCCTGCGCGAGACAGATCAGTACCGGGATAATGTTTACAAGGGGGCGGTCGCCACCGAGACGAATCAAGCCGCGCTCAACTGGCGCGACCAGGCGAAGGTAAACGACAGCATCGGGCGCATCGCAACGAATACGGCGCTCTGGGCTGACCGCAACGGCATCACCGGGGACGCGCTGCTGGCGGTGCAGATGGACAATGTGGATCAGATACACGCGGCGGTGGTCAATTCGGCGCTCGATTCTGGGGATGTAGAGTTTGCTGCGCAGTACATTGACCGCAACCGATCGACCATCAAGGCCCCGAGACTCGTGGAGCTCGAGGGCAAGGTGGCGACCGAGACCGACCTGCGGGCGTCTGCGCGTATTGCGGACGATGTGATTGGATCGTTCGGGGGTCGCATCCCGAGTGAGACCGAGGTGCGTCAGGCGGTGCGCGAGATTGCCGGTGACAATGTGCGCGTGCGCGACGACGCGACCAGTGAGGCGCTGGCGCAGTTGGGGTCCAAGTTGCGCGACCGTGAGCGGCGCGAACAAGAGGTCATGGCTGCGGTTTACGGGCGGTTGGAAGCGAACGGTGGCAACCTTGCTGCGCTCCCTGCCTCGCTGCGCTCTGCGATTCCGGGCGACAAGTTGGGCTCTGTGCGCAACTACGCTGACAATCTGCGCGGTGGTGGCAAGGTCGAGACCGATTGGGATACCTACTACAAGTTGCGGACAAACCCGGCCTTTCTGCGCTCCACGAACCTGATGGCGCTGCGCGATCGGCTGGAAGACACCGAGTTCAAGGAGCTTGTCAGGTTGCAGGCTGAAGCGACCGATACGCCGGAAGTGGCGCAGACCGAAGTGCAGACGACGGCGCAACGAATGAACATGCGCTTTTCCGAGATGGGTCTTGACCCGAGCCCGAAGCAGGGGACGGAACCTGCCAAGCGGGTAGCGAAAGCGTGGTCTACCTTGGGCGCAAACATCCGCGAGGCAGAGGCTGCGGCTGGTCGCAAGTTGACGCCGGAGCAGCGTGACGCTGAGATTGACCGGCTCTTTGCCAGCGTTGAAGTGCGCGGGAGTCTGTTTGGCACGACCGATGTGGCGCTGTTTGAGGTTGAGCCCGGCAAGGAGGTTGTCACGGTGACGGTGCCTGAGTTTGACCGTCGGCAGATTACCGCTGCGCTGCGGGCGCAGGGCAAGGAAGTCAGCGAGGCTAATATTCAGTACTACTTCAAGAAGGCGCAGGGGTTCATCAAGTGACCGATTACCGGCGCATGGTTGAGGAGGACAACCCCTACCTTGACCTGATGCGGCAGGAGCAGACCGGGGCGCTGCGTTCATCCATGTATGGTGCTGCGCAGACTGAGCCCGATGTCGAGGCCGAGCTGCGCAGGCTTGCGCAGAAGGTTAACGTGCCGATTGAGACGGTACGGGCTGACCGCAAGGAAATTGAGCGGCAGGCCATCCTCGGCGGGGTGGACTACGACAACCTGGTCAAGTCGAGCCCGGTGACGGCGGCGTTCCTGTCCGAGCAGGCTGATGTGGCGCGGGATGATGTGGGTACGCTTGAGCGCATCGAGCGCACCTTCATGGCTCCGGTCCAAGGGTGGAAGCAGGCTTCCGTTCAAGATCAGGTAAGTCCTCTCAACTGGCGGGCAGTCTCTGGCGAGATCATGAGCTCGAGCGAGGCGGCAGAGCGCCGCAAGTTGCTCGATGAGATTGGCGCTCTCGGGCGCACGACCGAGCGCGGTGATAACCCGTTTGCGTGGTTCCTCGGCGAGACCGGCTACACGGCGCGGCAGATGGTCAGTTCCATCCGCGAGGGTGGCAAGGGAGCAATCGTCGGCGGTGCGACTGGCGCTGGCGTGGCGCTCGCGCTCGGGCAGGCCGGGCCGCAGGTTGCTCTGCCGGAGGAAATGGTCACGGTGCCGGGTGCGTTCGCGTTTGGCGCTCGGGCTGGGTATATCACGGCATCGACGGTCTACAACTACAAGGAAGAAGCCGGGTTCGCGTTCGCCGAGTACGAGGGCATAAAAGACGAGTCCGGCGTTCCGCTCGACCCGGCTGTGGCGCGTGGCGCTGCGGCGGCGGCGGGGCTGTTGAATGCCGGACTTGAGACGGTAGGCGACATTGCCCTTGCCAAGATGATCCCCGGTCTCGACCGGCTGCTTGGGCGCGGGTCGCGTGAGGCGGTCAAGGCGCTTCTGGAGCGTCCGACCTTTCGCAACGCTATCGCGCAGGCCGGGAAGAAGTGGCTGCAGTCTGCAAGCATCGAGGGCGTCACCGAATCGCTGCAGGAGCTCGGCGTCATCCTCGGGCGCGAGTTGGCGCAGGGCGTGTCCGGTCAGGAGTTTGCAGCCGACGAGGGCAACGTGGCGCGGATACTGCAGTCCGGTGCCTCTGGTTTTGCCGGCGGTGCTGGCGTGGGCTTGCCTGGTGCGGCTATCTCTGCGACATCGAACGTGCGCGAGGTACGCAAGGCGAACCAGACCGCGCAGTTCATGGAGGCACTTGGGGAGAGCGCGAAGGCGTCCAAGTTGCGCGAGCGGTTGCCGGAGCAGTTCCGGGACTTCGTGGCAAAGGCTCGGGAGCAGGGGCCGATCGAGAACGTCTTCATCCCGGCTGACCAGTTCACGCAGTACTGGCAGAGTCAGAACGTCGACCCGGCGCAGATTGCGACCGAGGTGGGCGCGGCCAACTATGCCGAGGCGGTGGCGATCGGCGGGGATGTGGTCATCCCCATCGAGAACTACGCGACCCGGCTGGCTGCGACTGAGCACCATGCCGCGCTGATTCAAGACACCCGGCTCTTTCAGGGCGACCTGACGATGCGCGAGGTTCAGGCGCTCGAGGCCGACCGGCAACGGGTTGAAACCGAGATTCAAGCGGCCATGGAGACCGAAGGCACCGAGGCCGAGGCTCCTTCCATCGCCGCAATCAAGCAGGACGTCCTGGGGCAGCTTCTGGGGCGATTTGACAGGGCGACCGCTGACACATACGCGACCATGTACTCACGCGCCATAAACGCTCTGGCGCAGCGTAGCGGCATCGACCCCGCCGCCCTGCATGAGCAGTATGGGCTCAGTGTGGTCACCCCCCTGCCGGACATCTTGCAGGCGCGGGCTGGCGTGGACGCTGCGCTCGACCCGCTCATTGACCGGCTGCGCACCGGGGACATCCCGAAGCAGCGTGACATCTACGGCAAGTCGCTGACTCAGTTCCTGCGTGAGCGCGGTGGGCTGCAGGATCAGGGCGGGGAGCTCGGGGCGCGAGATGCCAAGCTCTGGGACCGTGAAAACCGAAAGGTAGGCGAAAAGGCGCTGGTGTCTGAGAAGGGCATGACCTTCGATGAGGCGCGTGAAATTGCGCTTGAGGCCGGGTTCAATGTCGGCGAGACCGAGGTGACCTTCCTCGATGCGATCGACCGCGAGTTCCGTGGCGAGGGCGTGTTCATGCCCGGCAAGGAGCGCGGCGCTTTGGCTGACCTGGCAGAGGCTCTGACGCAGCTTGAGGAGTACCTCGGGCAGCAGGGCATCGACATCACGACGACCGATAACGCGACCATCAAGGCGCTGATCGCCAAGGCGAGTGAGGGGATGGGTGATGTTGGGATGCAGTTTGGGCAGAAAGCAACTTGGAATGGAATGACGAGGGAGCAGTTTCTCGGGTCTCCAAAAATCACAAGTAATCGCTATGCTGCAGATTTAAAGCCGATTGTTCTTACTACTGTTGAATCTGCTCCTGTCCAATCTTTCAAGAATGGATTGACAGTTCGGATGAGTGAAGATGGCGCTGCTGTGTACGATGGCGAACAAGTTATAGCTAGTTACAATTTTGGCGACACTTTGGTTGTTGATAAAAAATATCGTCGGCAAGGAATAGCCGAGGAACTTGTATATCAATGGCGAAAGGCTTACCCGGCTCCAGCCAAAACAAAAACAAGAACTAAAGCGTCCCAATCCATACAAGAGCAAGTTTGGGAGCGTTTGATTTCTGAGCAGGATAGTGTTCAGGGATTTTTCCAAGCCGTCTCCCCCGAAGACAAGCGCGGGTTTATCCAGTTTGGCACCGATCGCAAGGTCCGCATCGGCCTCCTAGAGAAGGCCGACCTGTCCACCTTCATCCACGAGACCGGCCACTTCTACCTCGAGGTGCTGCTCGACCTTGCCGAGCGGCCTGACGCGAGTCCGCAGATTAAGGCCGACGCTGAGACCCTGATGAAGTGGTTCAAGGTCAAGAGTCGCTCCGAGATAGGGGTTGCGCAGCACGAGATGTTTGCTCGTGGGAACGAGGCGTACTTGATGGAGGGCAACGCGCCGAGCGCGGCTCTGCGCGGTATCTTCCAGCGGGCGCGGGCGTGGATGACGCTGGTCTACCGCACCTTGACTCGGCTCGATGTCACGCTGAACGACGAAGTGCGCGGCGTGTTTGATCGCATCTACGCGACCGACCAAGAGATCGAGGCGGCGAACTCCGAGCTCGACCTCAAGGATTTGTTTTCGACTGCCGAAGACGCCGGGATGACAGAGGCCGAGTTTGCTGCCTACAAGAAAACGGCAGAGGGGGCAAACGAGCGGGCAAAGGAGAAGCTGCAGGCTCAACTGCTGCGCGAATACTCACGCGAGCGCGAGAAGTGGTGGAAGGGCGAACGAGCCAAGATGCTCGAGAAGGTCACGGCAGAGGTAGATGCTTCTCCGGCGTACCGCGCTGCTGCCATTCTGACCGAAGGTGTCACGCCGGACGGCATTGCCATCAAGCTGTCCCGGCAGGCTCTTGAGAGTCGGTTCGGCGCTGAGTTCTTGAAGCGACTGCCGAGAGCATTGCGGAAGGTCTACACCAAGGAAGGCGGCACGACCGTCGATGTTGCTGCGGAGATTCTCGGGTTCGAGAGTGGCGAGGCGCTGATGGAGGCGCTCGTCAATCTGCGTCCCCGCAAGCAGTTCATCGAGGCCGAGGTTGCGAACCGGATGGCGACCGAGTTTGGCGACATGCGGATGGACGGCACCATCGGCGACGAGGCGATGCTGGCGGTCCACAACAGCGAGCGGGCGACGGTCATTGCTGCCGAGCTCAAGGCGATCCGGCGGTTGCAGCGACAGGTTCGCCCGGTTGTGGCTGGCATTCGCCGTGCCGAGGCTGCGGAGCGCCGCGCTGGGCTTGACATGGTGGCGTCCGCGATCGAGGACCCGGATGCGTTCAAGCGGGCTGCGGCTGGGCGCATTGGGCAGATGATGGCGCGTGACATCTCGCCTGGTAAGTACCTGCTTGCCGAGCGTCGTGCGTCGAAGGCGGCGTTCGATGCCATCAAGAGGAAAGACTACGCGGCGGCTGCGACCGAGAAGCAGCGCGAGTTGATGAACCATTACATGTATGTCGAGGCGATGAAGGCGCAGCGACAGCTCGATACCATCTACGCCTACGCTGGCAAGTTCGACAAGAAGGCGACCCGCGAGCGGTTGGCAAAGGCTGGCGGCGGGTATCTCGACCAGATTGATGCCATCCTCGAGAAGTACGAGTTCCGGCAGGTGCCACTGCGGGTGCTTGCTCGCCGCCAGTCGCTGGTCGATTTTGCCGAGCAGCAGGCCGCGCTCGGTCTCATCGTCAATGTCCCCGATCAGCTGCTCGACGAGGCGCGGCTAGTTAACTACAAGAACGCATCGGTCGATGAGCTGCGGGCGGTCTACGACACGGTGCGGAACATCGAGCACATTGCCAAGCTCAAGGACAAGCTCCTGCGCAAGCAAGCAGCGGTAGAGTTCCAGGACACCAAGGACGAGCTCATCAAGTCTGCAACCGAGTCCGACAGGCTTGCGTCAACCGGCGAGCTTGCCATCCCGAACACGGTCGGCGAGCCACTGTTGGCGCGTGGGGCGAAGGCGTGGCGGCGGTTTGACGCTGCCATCCTCAAGGTCGAGCAGATGATTGAGTGGCTTGATAACGGCAAGATTAACGGGCCATGGGCGCGGTTCGTGTTCGACCTTGCCAACGATGCGCAGGTGAAGGAGTACGAGCTCCACGCCCAAGTCACGAAGCGCATCCAAGACCTGACGGAGAGTCAGCCGAAGGGCTGGGGCGACACGCTGCAGGACACCTTCTCGGTGGCGTTGCCTGGTCTCCAGTCGCCGGTCACCCGCTACACGCTCATCTCGATGGCGCTCAACACGGGCAATGCTGGCAACTACCAGCGCCTGCGGGATGGGTACGGGTGGTCTGACACGACCATCAATGGGGCGCTCGCCAAGCTCTCGAAAGAGGACTGGGACTATGTGCAGGGGATCTGGGACGCGGTGAATTCCCTGTGGCCTGACATCAAGGCGCTCGAGGAGCGCACCTCCGGCGTCGCACCGCCGAAGGTCGAGGCTCGCACGGTGCAGACTCGGTTCGGCGACTACGCTGGCGGGTACTTCCCGCTCGCCTACGACCCGCGGCTGTCTGGGGTTGGCGACAAGCAGGCCGAGGCTACCGAGTCCGTGGCGCAGTTTATGGCGAACGGTTACGGGCGGGCGCGGACGGACAAGGGGTACACGAAGCAGCGCGTTGAGAATCTGAAGGCGGCGGTGCAGCTCGACTATGAGCAGGTTCTGACCAGCCACCTGACTAAAGTCATCAAGGACATCTCGCATCGAGAGGCTATCTTCTCGCTGAACAAGCTCTTGAAGGATGACGAGATCAAGCAGGTCATGATTGACCGCTTGGGCGAGGCGCGGTATCGAGATTTTACCAAGTGGATGCAGGTGCTGGTATCTGACCGCGCAGACACGCTGCACTCAGGGAATGTGTTTTCACGAGCGGTGATGCAGTTCCGCACGAACATGGCAATCGTGACGATGGGCTGGAAAGTCACGACAATGATGGCCCAGTTTGCAGGTCTCGGCCCGTCGCTCGACCTTGTGAAGCCTCGGTTCTTTACCCAGGCGCTGATTGACTACAATCGGTTCGGCCCGTTCTCGACTCATCGAGAGACGCTCGAGCAGTTTGTCTACGATCGGTCGGGCGAGATGAAGTTCCGCACCGACAACATCGACCGCGATGTGCGCGACAATCTCCGCAAGTTGCGCGGCGACAACAGTCCTTTGGCGACAATTCGTAAGTCGGCGTTCTACCTGACAGCGATGGCTGACCGGCAGGTCACTATCCCGACATGGCTTGGGGCATACCGTCAGGCGCAGGCAGAGGGCTTGAACGAGGAGGACTCCATCCGGGCGGGTGACCGGGCGGTGCGGCTCTCGCAGGGCGCAGCGGGCGCTAAAGACCTTTCGGCGGTGCAGCGCGACAACGAGCTGATGAAGCTTCTGACCATGTACTACACCCCGTTCGCGGTGCTCTATGCCCGGATGCGGGATGTCGGCGCGACGACCCGCAGGGTCAAGGACATGCCGCGAGCGGTTGCCCGGATGCTGGCGCTGGTCATCATGCCTGCGGTCCTGGGCGAGATTCTGGCGGGGCGCGGCCCGGAGGAGGACGAGGACGAGATTTGGTGGGCCATCCGTAAGTCATTGCTTTACCCGCTCGCGTCGGTCCCCATCGTCAAGGAGGGTTCTGGCGTGGTAGAAGCCGCCATGATAGGCTTGGCGGGCGAAGGCGAGATGAAGTTTCAGCCGAGCTGGAGGTTGACTCCGGTGGCGGGATCGCTTGAAAAGCTCGGGCGCACATTTGTCCGGTCTACGGAGGTAATGTCTGGCGACCGGGAGTTTAATGATGTTGCTTGGGATTTGCTTGAGGGCAGCGGGTATGTCTTTGGGTTGCCGACCCGGCAGGTCAGAATCAGCGGCGAGTACACGCTTGATGTGCTGAACGACGAGGCGAACCCGGAGAGTCCGCAGCAGTTCATGTACGAGGTTTTGTACGGGCCGCCGAAGGAATAGGTATGACAGTCTCATCGACAACCAGCAAGGTCAGTTATACCGGCAACGGGTCGACCACCGCCTTTGCGGTGCCGTTCTACTTCCTCGCAGCCGCCGACCTGCAGGTCATCCTGCGCTCCGGCACGACCGAGACCGTCCAGGTGCTGACCACCAACTATACGGTGAGCGGTGCTGGAAACGAGGCTGGCGGCACGGTGACGATGCTTGTGGCCCCTGCTGCGGCGGTGACGGTTACGATCCGGCGCAACATCGCGGCGACGCAGGAGACCGATCTGCTGCCGAACGACCGGCTCCCGGCTGAGTCGCTCGAGACCGCGCTCGACAAGGTGACCATGCTCACGCAGCAGCTCGGCGAGGAGTCTGCGCGATCGCTTAAGTACCCTGCATCTGATGCGGTGATGTCTGCGCAGGTTCCTGCGGCCAGCGCCCGAGCGAGCAAGTTCCTCTCCTTCGATGCGAACGGTCTGCCGGTGGCGACGGTTGGGGTGGATGCCACGACGGACATCTTCACGCAGTCCGGGACCGGCGCGGTGCCGCGCTCGGTGAACAGCAAACTGCGCGACACGGTGAGCGCAAAAGACTTCGGCGCGGTGGGCGACGGCGCGACGAACGACACAGCAGCACTTCAGGCCGCTATCGATTACTGTTTCAGCAATTCAATCACGCTGTACATTCCGTCTGGAACCTATTCGGTGACGGGTTTGGCGGTGACTGGCGGCGGGCTGCAAAACAAAATCCTCAAGATCGTCGGTGATGGGTTTGGGAATCCGTTCGCAACTTGGAACTTTCCGTCCGGCACTGTGATTAAAAGCACCACCAATGCGCCCGTGTTCAAGATCAGCGTTCCAATCGTTACGACAACGGCTGGAACGTTCGACGTGCAGGGCGTGGCTTTTGATGGCAACTCGACTACGCCAGTGGTCGACCTTGAGGCTTTCTATGGGGTCGGCAAGATAGACCGCTGCGCGGTTTTCCAGCGCGGCACGGGAAACGGCATCGAGTCCGACTGGATGACGACCAGCGAAATCTCCCACACCTACGTTCTGAACAAGGATTGGGCTGTCAGCGGGCTCGGCGCTTCTCGAACCGGAATCGGCGTGTTCCTGAATCATCAGTATGACAGCGGGTTGCAGACGCTGCGGAAAGTGACGAGTCGGGGATTCTTGACGGGTTACAAGGTCGGCGTCGGCGGCGGCACGGCATACACCTATAGCGCATCTATCGAGGACTGCGAGGCATCGGTTACTTACAACGGAATCCATCTCACCGACAATGCCAGAGCGACGCTGGTCAGCAACTGTTACCTGGAAGGCGGCGAGGGCGGGGTTGGCATCTGGGATCAGGGCGACTACAACAAGGTGTTGGGTTGCTTTACGTTTGCGGGTTACGGAACGCATTTGAAAAGCACCGACAACACGTATGGGAATTACTACGTCGGCAACACCTTTGCGGCTGGAACTACTGCTAATCAAACCCTGATTGACATTACCAGCATTGGCACTTTCGGCGGACCCGGAAAAACCTGCTCAGACAACCATCTCTCGTTCGGAGGTTCTGGCGGGTCTATTGCTGGCGTGATTGGTTTACGCATCAATGGCACCTCGCCGCGTTTGAATCTGCTGTCCAACAGTTTCTTGCCTCGAGGGCCGTGGATTGGCGGGGCAGGTACTACCAAGATCAGCGACTTGTCGTCTGGTGGCGTGTTCGGCATGACCACCGCTATCAGCAAGTCCGGGGAATTGGAGATTCCGATGCTGTCTCGCGGCGCAATCGCCCTTGAAGGAGCAGACTCCGGATTGTCTCAACTGGATGTTTCGAGCAACGTTCTGAGCGTTCCTGGCGGCAGTTTGTTTTACTGCAACGCTTCTTCAGCTGTTACGGTCAACAAGTTGTCTACAGGTTCAACGGCTGGAAGGCTTTTGATCTTCAATCTGGAGAACACCAACATGACCTTTTCTGCCGGGGCATACATGCTGCTAAACGGCGGCGTCAATTTTTCAAGCATCGGACACATTGTGTTCTACACGAAGATCATAGGCGCGGATGTTTATGCGTATGAGCTTTGCCGCTCGACGTATTAACCAATCATTTGACTTCAGACAAATAGCGAGGACTGTATGGCCGACAAGAAAATCTCCCAGCTGACCGCCGCGACCACCCCGCTTGCTGGGACGGAAGTTGTGCCGGTTGTGCAGTCTGGAAGCACCGTAAAGGTTGCAGTTTCCGATCTCACCGCAGGTCGCGCTGCCTCCATGCTCTCAGCCACGCTCACTGGCGGCACCGTCAACGGCGTCCTGTATCTGAATGCGTCCAAGGCAGCGACGAGCGGATCGGCGCTGGTGTTCGATGGCACCAACCTCGGCATCGGGACGAGTTCGCCTGCGGTCACGACGCACATCTCTGCCGCATCTGGTGGAGCCGTTGTCGAAGTCCTGCGGTTGAGCAATTCGGGCGGTGGCGCAAACACGCAAGCACAGCTCAAGTTTACCGCTGCGGCTACCAATTACGGCACCATTACCGGAGGCTTTGGGGCTGCTGCTCCGCAGATGACATTCGACCTGCCCGGTAATGGCAATTATGTGTGGCAGGTGTCCGGCACCGAACGCATGAGACTCACCACCGACGGCAGTGTTGTCGCAGGCGGCTCCGTCGCCCTCGCCACGACCGCGACCAACGGCTTCCTCTACGTCCCGACCTGCGCGGGTACGCCGACCGGAACGCCGACCGCTATCACGGGCATGGCACCCATCGTCGTGGATACCACGAACAACAAACTTTATTTCTACAGCACTGGCGTATGGCGAGACGCTGGGCCGTAAGTCAGACGATTCCCTCCGACCTCAGTTGAGCGATGGTGCGCACCATGCCCTCGAAGTGGGCGAGGCGCACATAGTCGCGCTCGAGGTCGGGGTGGGAGCGGCGATCGATGGCGTCGTGGCAAGCTGAACACGCCCATGCCCCGAGCAGGTCGTCGGCCTTGAGCCCCATGCCGGAGATCCCGGCCATGCGGATATGCGCCAGGACGACCGTCTCGGAGTTGTGGTTGCACACTCCGGAGAGCCTGACGGTGCAGCCCCGGCCTCGTGCCTGCTTGCGTAGGTTCATACGAGCTCGAGCTGCCCGACGAGCCGGTACCGGGCATACCGCTTCCCGTTATGCTCCTCGGTCACGGTCTGGACATCGAGGCCGGTGGCACGAAGGTCAGCGACCCGAGCGGCGAGCCGGAAACAGCCGTAGCGGTCGAGTGCTTCAAGGGGTGTGATATCGCGGCCCGATACTAGGTGGGCGCGGATCTGTTCGGTTTGCGTCATGTGTGTTCTCCGTATGTGGGTTCGGGTATCACGATGCCGAGTTCCGCGGCGCGGCGGGAGAGGAACTCGAGGTAATCGGAGAAGTCCTGCTTGTTGAGTTGGGACGAGCGTCGGATCGGCTTGTGGATGGTTTTGCCGCCAAGCGTGAGGGTTTCAAAGCCTGCCCATTCTCCAATCATAAACTCGTGCAGGTCGTTTTTTTCCCAGCCTCGCAGGGCTTCCCCGGCTCCCTCGATGAAGGACGGGTATACGACTCCAAAGAGGAAAGCGTTCTGGGCCAACGACCGGCGCGGCTTGAACTCCTCAAGCGTGACCTTCCAAGACTTGCCGGGGTCCAGCCACCGCACCATGACCGAGATCGCCGTAGCGATCTGGTCAGGGGTGGTGCCTCTGGGGAAGATGCGGTTCATCAGAACGGGATGTCGTCGTCGAGGAACTTCTCGGGCTCCTGCTCGGCCATGGTCTTCGGGCGCTGCCCCTCCTTCGGCTTGACGGCAAGGCTGAAGAACTTCTGGCCGGGGTTCTTGCTGTTCTCCCCTGCGGTCTTGATCCAGCCCGAAAGCCAGAACTCGGTGCCGTTGATGTTCATGTCCCCGGTAAAGTCGGGGTGGGTTTCCTTCTCCTTGCGCTCGTTGCGACGAAGGGTTCCGGTGTTGGTACGGTCAAAGGGCATGGATCACTCCTGGTTGATGGAAACGGGACGACCGACGAGACGGAATGCGTCATCGTCTGAGGCGAAGGCAACGATCGTGTCGAGCACGGCCTGTGCCTTGTTGATGTCGAAGTACGGGGGCAAGTCGAATCCGGTGTTGCGGATGACTGCGGCGGGGACATCCTCCCAGCCGACCGGCATCTCCCATTGGATGAAGTACCCGGTGACGAGGTTGGATATCACAGGCGCAGCTCCCGCAGGTGCTCGACCCGATCCCGCAGCTCGGTCACGAACCGGCCTACCTCGGCGGCGATCTGCTCGATGACCTCCTCATCACGCGGCACCCGGATGACCAGCAGTTGCAGGTGCTCCGGCAGGCGGGGGTCGTAGGCCACGAAGTCGCACCAGTTGCGACCTGTGCATGCAAGTTGCCACTGCATCTGCAGGAGGTACTTGCGGGGGACGGAGCGGTCCTCGATGTACTCGAGCATCGTGGCCGTGTTCGGACACTTGATCTCTATGCACCCGTCCTCCCCGACCAGACCGTCGGGGGAGGCACCGGCCTCAAGGATGGGATGGCGCACGAAGTCCACCTCGTCCACGAGAACGCCCGTACGGGCCTCGTAGGCGGCTCTGGCGGCACCCTCCTGCTCGATGCCCCATTCCATCGCGGCGCTCTGGTAGCCCTCCGTAGGCTGTCCTGTGAGGCGTTCCGTCACGAGTTGCGCCATGTACCCGCTGCGGGAGGCGGCTGTACCGGCCTTGACCTTCGCCATGACATCGGCAATCCGGCTGGCGGTCACGAGCCCGAGCCGCTTGGCGAACCATTCGGGGGTGCGCTGCTCCATCAGCCGAGCTCCTTCTTGCGGGCGGCGAAGATGCCGGAGGACGCCTGACGCTGCGCCTCGGTGAGACCCTTGAAGAGGGCGGTGAGGTCGGCGAGGGTCTGGCACTCGGCTACCTTCTTGGCAAGGTCGGGGTCGGGCTTGGCCTCGGGCTTGCCACGGGCCTGCGCTGCCTCGGCGTCGTCGTCGATCTGGGCGAGGCCCACGATGGCGGCAAGTGCGTAGCGGCGGGCGTAGGTGATGCCCGATCCCTGCCCCTGCGGTCCTGCGTCCTTGGACAGGATGGGCAGGTACCCGCGAATCCACTCGCCCGACGAGTGCGCGAGGGTGGTGACAAGCACCGCCCCGGTCTCGCCGATCTCGGTCGTCTGGATGACGGCGAGGTTGTTGGCGGTGAGTTGCGCCCGGCAAGCGTCCCAGCAGGACGCGAGGTCGGCGTACTTAGATTTGAAGAACGGGTTGGCCGAGTCCTTCAATGCCCCGGTGATGTCGGCCTGCGCCTTGGACAGGGCAGCGGCGAGGGCGGCGATAGATTCAGACTGGTTCATCGTGTGTTTCCTGTGTGTACTTCGAGAGGGCTTGGTTGCAGGCGTCGATTCGTTCTTGCTCCTCGAGCTCCTGCATGAGTTGGTCTTGGTGGTACCACCACTGGTCGCAGTCTTCCATCACACCCACCATCGGCTGTGGTGATGGGGCTGGTAGACGCGGGCTCTCCAGGCGGGGTTCGGCAGACGCTCCCGCCGATCCCGTTTGTGGTGCGGGAAGGGGCGGGTGAGCATGTAGTACCCGAGAGCGATGAAGCCGACGCCAGAAGCCAGAGCGACGAGGGCGCAGTAGATGTGCTGCAGGACGGTCATGCGGCCACCTTGCGGGCAAGGTCGTGCATGACGGAGGAGGCTTGCATCTGCATCTCGTCCAGAGCGTCAGCCTCATCATCGTCCACGCCAAGTCGAGCGAGATGCACCTGATAGGCTGCGGCCTTAGCAGCCTCCATCGTGCGGGTCTCGGTCAATGCTCGCCACTCATCGCCGAAAAAGTGCTTGTCTGCAGTCGGCTGATGATTCTGGATTCTGGCCCAGAAAGCAGCCTGCCACTTCAGTGCGATCGCGTCGTTCATGACTGCACCTCGCGGGCGAAGCGCAGGGCTTGGAGCATCATGCGGTTCTGGTTACGAGCCATCGTGATGTAGGCCGTCATCTTCGGGTTCTGGCGGGCGTACTCCATCGCCTGATCTCGTCCGGCGCGGAGCTGACCTGCGGTGATTCCCCACCGAATCGCGGGAGGCAGGTGGGACGGGATGGGTCTGTATCTCATGGTCAATTCCCCTGTGTGTATGTAATCGACGGGTGAATCCTAAACCGGCTCCGGTAGCCATGTCAACACTTGTATCCATCTTTTTTTTGCCGTATGCTTCCGGTCGTTAACAACGGAGGTCTTATGACTGTCGATGAACTTGTCAAGAAGTACGGCAACCAAAGCGCCATTGCGCGGCGGTTCGGTGTCACGCGGGCAGCGGTATCGAAGTGGGCGCGTGTTGGCGTGCCGGAGCGGTATGCGTTGCGTGAGCTTGCTGGCGAGGTTGTGGCCGAGCTCAAGGAGGAGGATCAGTCACGCAGCACTCGGCGGCTGATTCGCAAGATCGAGGCTGGGTTGCGGCCTACGCCTGACAGCCCATGAGCCGCACTGCGTACCATCGTGCGTACTACCGGGCTCATCTGGAGTCTCGCCGCGAGGCATCGAGGCTGACCAAGCGGCGGGCTCGATGGGTGCGCGGTGTGGTGGAGGTCATCTGCGAGGCCGTGGAGGAGGCCAGGAGACGACAAGGCCCCTGACGGGGCCTGCGCGGTCGGGGAAATCGACCTAGTTGCGCAGGGGTACGCGCAACGTCACAACAGATTACCGGCCTGTGTGCCGGTACACAAGGGGAACCATGAACTTCTATCCACGTCATGTTGGGGATTACGCGAGGGACGCCGGTCACCTGACTCTTATCGAGCATGGGGTCTATACCCTGCTGCTTGACCGGCTGTATGCAACTGAACGACCGATCCCTGCAGGTGAGCCGTACCGAATCGTTCGGGCGGCAAGCCGTGCTGAGAGGGCTGCGGTTGATGCTGTTCTGGCTGAATTCTTTACGCTGACCGACGACGGTTGGCGCAACAAGAGGGTCGACCAGGAGATTGAGCGGATGGCTGAGAAGCGTGTCAAGGCACAGCAATCTGCACAGTCTCGGTGGGATGCGAACGCTATGCGAACGCATACCGAACGCAGTGCGGACGCAGTGCGAAGGCAATGCTCTCCAATAACCAATAACCAAACGGAGTCTTTCCAAGCCTCATTTCAATCGTCTGGGGTTGGTAGAAAGGGGCCGGTTGCAGTCCAAGAGCTTTTGAAAAAGGGGAAGAAATATGGGCGATGAATGGGGGGAACAGAAATGGAACGCGAAGCCGAAGGCCGAGCCCGCACCGCAAAACGACCGGATGCAGTGGGCAAGCCAGTCGTCTGCCGAGCATTGGCGCGAGGCGATTGCAGACCCGGTTGGTAGGCTCCGATGGATGGAGGCTCGGTTTGCTCGAGGCCCGTCAAACCTTGACGCATTCAAGGCCGAGGTCGGCGAGGCAATCAGGTCAGTAGACCCGCAGCTCGTGCTGGGTGATCCGCATGTCGTTGGGATGGTGCGGGCGCTGTTCGGTGAGCGTGGGGTGACACGACTACGGGAGAAGGTGCGATGACGCTTTACACGCATTCGGGTGCGCTGCCCGCCCACAGGTACATCTGGATTGAGCCTAACGCCATCGGCCAGCACGACTGGCTGCGCGGGGTGTGGTTCGGGCTGACCTCGTGGCCGGGACGGGCGTGGGGGTGTCATGTCCTGCTCGAAGGCGGGGCGGTATACCGGAATGTCCCGCTCCACCAGCTCGCGCACCGCAAGACCGACGAGCCTTGGCGAGCGTCGGACGCGCAGACATGGGATGCCTACGGGTGGCAGTTTGCTGCCCTCGAATACCCGTACCTCTCCTCGATGAACGCGAAGGTGCGGCTGCAGGATCGGCGCGAGATGGCGGGCGAGTATTGGTTCACGGTGTCGCCGGTCGCCGATGCGTTTTCAGCGGTGCCAGAACAGTCGAAAGAGTTTTACTTCTGCGGGCTGGAGAATGGCCGCATCACCGCGCAGCCGACAAATTATGTGCTGCTTGAGGACCGCTCGTTTACGGCTGCGCTGGAGTGGCCGAAATTCCTGCGCCGGCAGACCGACTGGCATAGCGCGGAGGATTCAGAGTGAAGTATCTGTCTGTCTGCAGCGGCATCGAAGCCGCATCCGTCGCATGGCACCCGCTCGGGTGGGAGCCGGTGGCGTTCAGCGAGATCGAACCGTTCCCGAGCGCCGTGTTGGCGCATCACTATCCGTCTGTCCCGAACTTCGGCGACATGACCAAATTCCAAGAGTGGCCTGATGAACCAGTTGAGCTTCTTGTCGGAGGAACCCCCTGCCAATCCTTCAGCGTCGCGGGGCTCCGCAAGGGCCTCGAAGACCCTCGAGGAAACCTCATGCTCACGTACCTTGCGATCGCTCAACGCTACCGGCCTCGATGGCTTGTCTGGGAAAACGTCCCCGGCGTCCTGTCATCAAACGGAGGACGGGACTTTGGCACCTTCCTCGGGGCGTTGGGGGAGCTGGGGTATGGGTGGGCCTACCGAGTCTTGGACGCTCAATGGTTCGGAGTGGCCCAGCGCCGCCGTCGTGT